TAAAAATACTATCTGGTTCAGGAATTGAGTCGGATATAAAACAAAAACGGAGTAAGGCGTTGCCATTAGGTGAGTCTATGACCTCCGAAGCCCATCCCATCGCCTATGGCGTGGGTGGGTAGTTCACCATACCAGATTTCCGTGAGGTATCTAACTACTTCATTTGGAGACAACAAGATTGCATACGCAACAGCGTAAGCATGGCAGCAAGTGCTAACTTCTCACACAAGATGCTTGAAGGTAAATCTAGCGAAAAAAAGCAAGAAATGTTGTTCACCGAGAAGGGTATCCACTGGAATGATTATTTGCCTAAATACAAAAGAGGTACCGTAATAAAAAAGCAAACTGTTTTCGTTGAAGGGCAGAATGGTGAAGCACTAGAACGTAGCAAATGGCTTCCAGACTACAATACACCTATTTTCACTCAAGAGAAAGAGTATCTATACAACTTAATCCCTACTATTCAAATATAGTAGCGGTTTTAGTTGCAAGATAAAAATACTTTTAGTATCTTTGCAAAAATAACATAATTTTAAAGTTTAAAAATGATGAAGTTTAAAGAATTAACCGATAAACAGATAGAACATATAAAAAATGTTTATATTGAACAATCAAATATTCCATGGGAGAAGAAAGCTTTCATGTTGGGTGAAGAAATTGGTGTGTCTGAAAGAACGATTCGTAAATGGGTGTCTGAAAAACTCGGATTAAAACAAAAACCAGACGTTGAACCAGAACAATATGTAAAGGCACAACAACGTAAGTTTGATAAAACCAAGAAAAGATTTATTATAACTTGGGGTCAAAATAATACTAGAGTTCATAAAGGTTTTTATGAAAATATTGAAGCATACGCAAACGAGATTGATGCTGATATTCATATTATATTAGGTCGATACAAAAACCCAACATCAATTTTTACCGCTGAGCAAAAAAAAGAAGAGACTTGGAGTGATGAAATAATAAAATATGCAGATGCTAACCGTCATGATATTCACAAATATGTTTCAATCATGTCTGATGTGAAAATTCAACCAACTGCAACTAACCCTATGAGTGGTATGCAAGGTATGAGTGGTATTAACTCTTGTATTTTTGGTTCACCAAGGGTTCAGTTAGAAATGATACCAGTGCTTGAGAGTGCAAAACCTAAGATGATGTTATCAACTGGTGCTGTTACATTAAAGAACTATACAGATTCAAAGTCTGGAAAAAAAGGTGAATTCCATCATACGCTAGGTTTTGTTATAGTAGAAATAAAAGACAAAGATGTTTTCTTTGTTCGTCAAGTAACTGCTGATGAAAAAACAGGTTCGTTTACTGATTTATATTACAGAGTTGAAGATGGAAAAGTTTCTAGAGTTGAAACCATTGAAGCTATCGTATTGGGTGATGTTCATTTTGGACATCATGACCAAAAGGTTATCGACACAACATTATCTTTTATGGATAAGATTAAACCTAACCATGTTATCTTGCATGATGTATTCGATGGTGATTCCATATCACATCACCAAATGAAAGACCCTTTCATTCAATATGCCAAAGAAGTGAACGGTACAAATGATTTGAGTAAAGAATTAGAAACATTAATGTCCTCGCTTAAACCGTTTGAAAAGTATAAAAACGTTGTTATCGTTAGAAGCAATCATGATGACTTTTTAGATAGATGGTTGAAGAATGAAGATTGGAAGAAACAACCAACTTTCAAAAATTCTAGACTTTATATGCAATTGTCAGATATATTACTGGAACAATACGGTAAGGGTTCTATGAACGTTGAAGGGGTTATACCAGCATTGATTAAACAAAAGTATCCTAAGTTCATCACGTTAGGTCGAAGTTCATCTTATAAAGTTAAAGGTGGTTGGGAATTGGGTCAACATGGTGATATCGGTTCAAATGGTAGTCGTGGTTCATTATTGCAGTTTCGTAAGCTTAATACCAAGATTGTTGTTGGTCACTATCATTCATGTGGAAGAAAAGACGGTGCACTGGCAGTAGGTACATCAACAACATTAAGAGTGGGTTATAATAACGGACCAAGCACATGGTTGCAATCACACGTTATCATCCACGAAGATGGACGTGCACAACATATTTGTTTTATAAACGGAGAATTTACAACTTTTAAATAAATTACTTGCAAATTTAGAAAAAAATTAGTACCTTTGCCTTATAAAAAAAAAATGAGTAATAAAAATAGTATTATTTGTGCGATTGATTTTGATGGTACGTGTGTTACACATGAATATCCAAAAATAGGAAAAGACATAGGTGCTGTTCCTGTTTTGAAAAGACTTGTCGCTGAGGGACATAAACTTATGTTATGGACCATGAGAGGCACCAAGAAAGTTGAAGATGGTGATTCAGTAACTGATACACTTGCTGAAGCTGTAGAGTGGTTCAAGGATAACGGTATTCAACTCTGGGGTATCAACGAAAACCCAGAACAAAAAGCCAGTGGTTGGACCAATAGCAACAAGCAATATGCACAATTGTATATTGACGATGCAGCATTGGGGTGTCCGTTGTTACAAGAGTATCACTGGGCACCAGTTGCACAAGGAATTGAAACCACGACCCATGGTCAAAACTCTAAACAAGTGCCTATAGGCAGACCATTTGTTAATTGGCAAGCGGTAGAAGATGGATTAGAAAAACAAGGGATATTAACCCCTAAAACAAAAGAAAATGGAGAACAAATCACAAATAACGTTTGATGAATTCTTGGCTATCGAAGCCAAATTGGAAATAAAAATTGGTAGGATTACAGCAATAGAACGTGTACCGAAGAGTAAAAAACTTTTAAAACTTACTGTTGATTTCAGATACGATTCTACTGAAACAAAAACAGTAGTAACCAACATAGGTGATAAGTTTAACCCAGAAGAATTATTGGGGGTTAAAATGCCTTTTATAACCAATTTAGTACCAACTACCATAATGGGTATAACAAGTGAAGCTATGATAGTTGTTGGTCAATCATACGGTGAAAATGTTATTTTTGAAATCCAAGATTATTCAATAGGAACAAAATTATTATAATGGCAAAAACAATAGCAGCTGGTATATTTATGGTTAGAAAAGATGGCAGAGTTTTGGTTTGTCATCCTACGAATCATAAGCCAGATTTTTGGAGCATACCCAAGGGTAAAGTTGAGGAAGGTGAAAACCTTATTGATGCTGCTATTCGTGAAACTTACGAAGAATCAAACATTGATTTATCTGAGTGCAAAGGTATACGTGCATTGGAGGCTGTAAACTATTCTCATAATAAAAAAATACTTCATCCTTTTTTGGTATTAGAACGAAACAATTCAAATTTAGATTGGGATTCATTTGATTTGAAATGTAACTCTTTTGTACCAGAAGACCGTGGAGGATTCCCAGAGATGGATGATTTTAAATTTGTAACAATAAATGAAGCAAAATTATTATTACATGAAACTCAAGTTAAATGTTTAGACGAGATTCAAAAGATTTTAGATAAAAATAACGACACATCATCAGTATAATTTATTGTTAATAATTTAATATTATTGTTTATACAATATTGTCGTTTGATTTCATCATTTGCAATAGTTTTTTTAAATTTATTAATACCTCCGAAAAAACTTACTGGTTTATAATGTTGTATTCCGTTAAATTCAATACAAATGTTATGTTCTGGTAAATAGAAATCAAAGGGTAATTGTAAAATATTTTTACAATTTTTAAATTTATACTGACTAATATAATTTATCTGTTTATTGATTAATATTTTACGAATTTCTTTTTCACCTTTAGATTCTTTACATATAGGGCAACCACAACCTTTTAGGTGCTCTTCTGGTGATTGTTTGAAAACCCCATGACTAGGACAAATTATTTCTACTTTATTTTTTATACCAGTATAAATTACTTTTTGATAATTAAATTTGTTACCATGTACATTGATAAATTCTTGTACTATTAAATCAGTTGTTCTATTTTTACCATTACACATCGGACAACCCTTACCTTTCAAATGATTATCTGGTAATTGCTTAAATTCACCATGTTCTAAACAAATAATAGTTATTTTATTCTTTGTATTAACATAATCAGTTCTGCTATAATCATATTTATTTCCATGAACTTGTTTAACCTCTGATAAAAATTCAATTTCTGTTTTGGTTTTAAAGTTAGCGACAACTTCATTTTTACATTTATGACATCCTCTACCTAATAAATGATTACATGCTCTTTGGTCAAAAATTCCATGAATAGGGCATATAATCTGAACTTTGTTTCTGTTATTAATGTAATTAACTTTATCATAGTTATATTTGTTGCCATGAACTTTTTTAGCTTTTTCAATAAACATTAAAGTTTTAATTTTATTTTTCAAAATACTTGCAATTTATTAATAAATATCGTAACTTTGTAAAAAGAACAGAAATGGATGACTACAAATGGGTTAGTCTGGATGAAGCTAGGATAATATTACATAACACACAANNGGCTTGTATTGATAAAATCAAAGAATTATTAACTACAAACCATTAAACTAAATGAATAATACATGGTTTGTTTATATTTTGGAATGTTCTGATGGTACATTATACACTGGTATAACCACTGATATTAACAGACGAATTAACCAACATAACACAGGTAAAGGTGCTAAATATACATTTGGACGAAGACCCGTAGTTCTATTAAGTAGTTTTACAGTTGAATCCAAGAGTATTGCTTTAAAAGAAGAACATCGTATCAAACAATTATCTAGAGAACAAAAACTACAATATATTTTAAACAACACAAAAAAATAAAATGAACAAAAAAATTTGGAGTGAAGAAGATGGCCGATTGTTTTTAACATCACCATCAAAAGAGTATGAAAAACTAGACAATGCTATTTACACCGTAGGGCTTGATGATTTTGGGAGATTCTATCTGACCAAAGTAAGTAATAGTTTTGAGTTTGACCATAAAATTTATGGATTAGAAAAAAAACTTGTAAATCGTGTCGTCAAAACATACCAATCTACTCAAAGTGGAAATTTAGGTATTTTGTTAAACGGTTTGAAAGGCACTGGAAAAACAGTTACATCCAAAATCATCTCAAATGAGTTGAATCAACCAACCATATTGGTTTCAATGAATAAAGAANATATTGGTAATTTCATCAACAATATCCCACAGGACATTACAGTTTTTGTTGATGAATACGAAAAAATATTTGGTGAATCTTCAAGTCTTTTGAGTATCATGGATGGTGCTTTTAATTCTATTTACAGAAGGGTTTTTATTATGACAACAAACGCGTTATATGTTGATGAAAACATGATTCAAAGGCCTGGTCGTGTTCGTTATCTTAAAAAGTTTGATAACCTTTCACCAGAAGTTGTTGAAGAAATTATTGATGATGTATTGATTCACAAACATTTAAAAAAAGAATGTGTTGAATTTGTTTCAAACTTGGAAAAAATTACGGTAGATATAATAAAAGCAGTTATAACTGAAGTAAATATTCACGAAGAGGTGCCATCAGAATTCCAAAATGTTTTCAACGTTAAGAAGTTGAAAGGCAAATATAATGTGATGTTGAGAGATAATGATGGAAAATTGATTGAGATTGCCAAGAGTGTTAATATATCTCCTAGACCTAATTACAATGATGATATGCTTGATTATCATTTTGAGATAGATAATAATTTGTTTGGGGTTATAAATCGTGTTATTAATTGGACAACAGTTGAATTATTACCTCTTAAAAATGATAATGGTAAAGATATTGGTTTTAATAAACCAATTATTATTAAAATTGAAGATGCTGATATGATAAATTATTCGTATTCATATAGTGATTATGGTATGGGCGATGCAAATTTTGTTAAAAAATCACAAAAAAGCATATCAACATTTGCCAAATCAGTCATAGATGCTTTAAAAATATAATAGGAGTTAAAAATTTTAATATATTTCCATGATATTTATAATAAACATATATCATGGAAATCATTAAAAAAATAGATTTAGGAGAGTATTTTGTGGTTATAAAATATGAAGAAAATACTGGTTTTTTAAAAATATCGGTGCTTGATGAACTTAAAGAAGTTATAGAATCGATTGAAATTACCAATAATGAATATGAAGATATTGATGACCTTTTTGGTGGACTTTTAAATTAAAATAATGAACAAAGCGATAGAAATTCAATCACCCAACGAATTTAAAACAAAAGACGGGTACATTTCGGTATTTTTGGGCGGTTCCATAGAATTAGGCAAAGCCGTAGATTGGCAGAAAGAAGTAATTAAAGCTTTAAAAGACAAACAAATAATCTTTTTGAATCCAAGACGAAATGATTGGGATTCATCATGGGAGCAAAAGATTACCAATCCAGAATTCAAATTACAAGTTACTTGGGAACTTACAGCACTTGAGTTTTCAGACATTATTGTAATGTATTTTGACCCGAATACCAAATCACCTATCTCCCTTCTTGAATTAGGGTTACACGCCAAATCAAGAAAACTAATAGTATGTTGCCCAGAAGGTTTTTGGAGAAAGGGTAATGTTGATATAGTATGTGAAAAATATGGTATAACACAAGTAGAATCAGTAGACCAATTGATAAAAACTTTAGACGAGATAGTTTAAAATGAACAAAAAGAAAATGAAACAACACTTGCTCAATAGAGAGATTAGAGCAACTGAAGTTAGACTTACTGATGGTGGTATCATGCCATTCTTTGATGCGTTAAGGTTAGCCGAATCACAAGACATGGATTTGGTATTGATGTCACCAAACGCCAATCCACTTGTTATATTCTTTTAGTTAAAATAGTCTTTTTACTAATTACCAGATATTTATAATAAAAATGTTATGGTAGTATATAAAACAACAAATTTATTAAACGGAAAAATATATATTGGGCAAGACACTAAAAACAATCCTAAATATTTAGGTTCTGGTGTTTATTTAAAAAGAGCTATCAAAAAATATGGTGTTGAAAATTTTAATAAAGAAATACTTGAAACTTGTTTAAATGTCGATGAGTTGAATGAAAAAGAAATATTTTGGATTAACAAATTTAACTCAACAAATGTTAATATTGGTTATAATGTTTCTTTTGGTAGTCAGTTTGGTTGGTATAAAGGTTTGAAACATAAACCAGAAAGTATTGAAAAGATTAGGAAAGCATCAAAAGATAGAAAACATAATCGGGAAACTATTGATAAATTAAGTGGTGAAAATAATCATTTTTATGGTAAAAAACATTCTGAGGAAACTAAACAAAAGATAAGCAAATCAAATAAAGGAAGAAAAGCTTGGAACAAAGGTAAATCTTTATCTGACGAAACTAAGAGAAAAATAAGTCAATCAAATAAAGGTAAAAAATCATGGTGGGATGGTAAAAAACATTCTGAGGAAACTAAACAAAAGATAAGTAAGTCAAATAAAGGTAAAACTTTATCTGACGAAACTAAAAGAAAAATGTCTGAATCTCATAAAAATAATGAATCATGGTGGAAAGGTAAGGTCCGTTCTAACAATACAAAATCAAAAATCAGTAATTCATTAAAAAAAGTAATTTATCAAATTATTGATGGTGAGGTTTTTAATAGTTGGAAATCTAGCGAAGAAGCGTTAAATGAATTAAAAATATCTAGTAAAACAATTGGTAATTATTGTAGACAAAAAGACCATACAAAAAATAAATTAGGTTTGATTTATAAAATAGATTATGAAAAAACAAAATAGGAAAGAAAAATTAAATAAAGAAATTAAAATTCAAAAAATAAGATTAGTTGGGGCTTTTAATGGTGAAATAGTTACTTTAAAAGATGCTTTAATTAAGTCAGAAGAAATGGGTTTGGATTTAGTTTTGATTTCTGAAAATAATGATATAGGCGTTTGTAAAATAATGAGCTATGAAAAGTTCTTATATGAACAAATGAAGAAAGAAAAAGATAAACCAAAATCTTTGGAAATGAAGGAAATCAAAGTTGGACCAAACACTGGCGAGAATGATTTGGAATACCGAATCAAACACATGAATGAATTTTTGGAGAGGGGTCATAAGGTTAAGATAACCATGCAATTCAGAGGTCGTGAAATGGCTTATGTTGCTAAAGGTGAAGCTTTAATCCTTAATCTTATTCTTGCGGTTGCTGAGCATGGTGTTGCTGAAGCTATGCCTAAACTCGAAGGCAAAAAAATGTTCGTCACTATTCGTCCTAAGTCTAACAAATAGTATTTACATAATCAAAAATAATAGCTATGATTGACATGCAAAATATTGTACATTTATATCTATTGAAACATTATGAAGTTGCCACTAGTGAAGTTGGCAATGATGGTATCTATTTAAAATCAGATACCAGAGAACATAGAATACCAACGTATGGTGATAAGCTAGTAAAAGAGCTTGTCACCATATTTTGTTTGGAAGATGGCCTACTCAAAACATATATTGATGATTGGGCTGTTTCGATAAAAAATGATATTGACCTAGAATTTTACTGGAAGACTCAAGAAGAAATAGCGTTACTAAGAGGTGAATCATTATATATGGATTATCAATACTCTGCTGGTACACCGAATATAAATGGTAGAGTATATGATAGACAAGATATGAATGATGCTATTAGAAGATGGGATAATGTAATCAACAGAATAGGTGGATTGCACCATCCAAATAATTTAACTAATTCACTTGGAAATTTGGAATAAAATTAGTACCTTTGCTAAAGATGAAATTCAACATACTTAAAACTAGACGTGGAAAACTCAAAAATAATTTGGAATCCAACCTGTTAAACAAAACAGTTGGTTCAAATGAAATTGAGATTATTCTTAAAATGGTTGATGAGTATGAAAAAGATAACTTAAATACAATTGAAAAGTTAAAAAGAGCCAAAAAAGTTGAATTGAATAAAATCAACGGTGCTTTGAAACAAACCATAAATGCACATTCTAATATTACTAAAGAGCTTATTAGTAGTGCATCCAAACGTATATACGGTGCACTTTTAGACAATCAACCTAAACAAACATTATTAGAAAAAATAATAAAATGGATAAGATAAAGTATATTGGCTGGTTCTTCCAGTTCTTATGGCAATGTTTAAAAGACTTTTTTCAATATCCATTGGATTGTTTCAATGAAATAGGGTTATGGAAGGAAAATTACCAAGATTTTAAGTTAAGAATAGAATTGGATAACGATGAAGAATTCAAAGCTATGATAAGAGAAATCGAAGAAGAACAACAAAACAAAAGAAAGAAAAAAATGAAGAATATTACCAAACTTTCATAGTTTTTCCATAGTTTTATGATATTTATTAATATGGGACGTAAAAAAAAATAGGTAATTATATCTTTATTTACACAAGATAAAAAATAATCACCCTGATAATCAACACTTTACAACCACTATTGTTTATTTTATAATTGAAATGAATTATTATTCATATTTATTAGAAAATGAACAATATGGTCTCACTACAAAAATTCGATAACTTGATTAGCCTACTAACCTATTTTAAAAATGAATCAATCTGCAAAGCTTATTTAGAAAAGGTTCGCTGGAAAGGCAACCTAACCTGTGCTTACGCTGATTGTGGTCACGATAAAGTTTATAAATGCAAAGATAGATATAAATGTGCTAAATGTGAACGAATATTTAGTGTAAAGGTAGGAACTATTTTTGAAGACACCAAAATTGGCTTGCAAAAGTGGTTTGCTGCTATCTATTTAATGACCTCACACAAGAAAGGCATATCCTCATTGCAATTACACAAGGATATAGGTGTTACCCAGAAAACAGCTTGGTTCATGTTGCATAGAATTAGAACAGGTTTTGGTTTGACCACAGGCAAAGATAAGCTGTCTGGCACATGTGAGGCAGATGAAACATATATTGGTGGTAAAGAAAAGAATAAACACATGAATAAGAGGACGTTTGGCACACAAGGTCGTAGTCTTAAAACAAAGACGGCTGTTGCTGGTATCCTACAGCGTGGAGGCAAACTAAGAGCCGAGGTTGTTAAGAATACCACAGGAAAGCATTTAAAGGCGTTTATAGGCAAACACCTTGAATTGGATAGTCAAGTGCATACAGATGAATGGAAAGGTTATAAAGACCTATCTAAATCATTTAAACATGGTATTGTGAAACATAATACAGGACAATATGTAGACGGAGATGCTCATACGAATACACTTGAAGGTTTCTGGTCACAGTTAAAGAGAGGATTGAATGGTGTTTATCATAAAGTAAGTCCGAAACATTTACAGAAATATATCAATGAATTTGTTTTCAGATATAATACTCGTTTAGAAACGGAAGCAAATCGCTTTAATTTGTTGTTGGATAATATAGTCACTCAAATTAGTTATAAAGATTTAATTTTAAAAGTTGTTTAATTCAATTTAATTTCGTAAGTTTGCATAAAAAGCAATGGAGAAACTAATTAACAAATGGAAATTGAACAAGGGGTTGTTGGCAAAGAAGATAGACATGCCATTAGGAACATTCTGCAACAAATTAAGTTCAAAGCATTCAAGCGAATTTAGTGATGATGAGTTGATTAAGTTGAAGTTGGTGCTGAGAGAAATAAATGCTGACATCGCCAATGAGATTGATATTGATTTTAATGATGCGTTGGCTATGTTGATTAAAGTTAAACCAGTTGAACCACAGGTAAGAATAAAAAGAGAAAGTAAAGGATAGTTTACAAAATGGAAATTTTAATTATATTTACGCTTATGATGTTATGGTATTATCATCTCAAAATTTTATTTGGTGATGACGGATTTATTTCAAAAACAAACTTAAATAAATGAAATTAACAAGATTAGAACCAGCCAATGATTATGAAGTTCAGGATTGGTTTATTAAAAAATTGGAACTTACACCTTATCAAAAAGAAGTTTTTCGTAACCAAGAAACTATTAGGTGGTCTCCGTTTGAATTTTATAAAAAAAGAAAAGACCCAAAACCAACAATATTGTGGAGATTAACTATAATTTTCATTCCTGTTTATTTGCTGTTTTTATTATTGTTCTTGCCGATTAATATGATATTGACAGGTAAGTGGGGATATGGTCAAAAGTTTTATGATAATTTTCATGCGAAATGGTATAACAAAATAAATTTATAAAATGATTAAACTACCAGTAACAACCAAGACCACATTTATACTTGGAGAAGTTTAATCTATAGAACTGTTACTGAAAAAACAAATAATACTTATGAATTATTAGGTTATAATTATGAAGAACTCAAAAAACATTTAGAATCTTTATTTACCGAAGGTATGTCATGGGATAATTATGGTGAGTGGCATGTTGACCACATTAAACCACTTATAAGTTTTGATAAAAATACACATCCATCCATAGTAAATGCTTTAAGTAATTTGCAACCATTATGGGCAACAACAAGAGAAATAAATGGCGTTATATTTAGGTAATCTAAATAAATTTAAAAATTATGAATAAAGATTTAACTAAAGTAAAAAAACTTTCAGTGTTTGATTTTGACCAAACGCTTGTGGATACAGCAACTCCAGATATAGGTAAAAGAATTTGGTTTGGAAAAACTGGGAAAGAATATCCACACAAGGGATGGTGGGGTCAACCAGACTCATTAAATACTGAAATATTTGATATGCCATCCAACCCTAGCGTAATTGCTGATTACCAAAAGGAAAAGGCTGACCCTAACACTGTTGTAATCATGTTGACTGGTCGTATGATAAAACTAGCCGATAAAGTAAAGGCAATATTAGATGCGAAGGGGTTGAAGTTTGATGGTTACTATTACAATAAAGGTGGTAGCACAGATGTTGAAAAGATAAAGACGTTAAATGAGTTATTAGAAAAATACCCGTCTATAAAAATTGTGGAACAATGGGATGACCGCTTAGAACACATCCCAATTTTTGAAGAATGGGGTAAAAAACACTGTTTATCTGGTAGATTAGATGATTTTAAAATAAATGTGGTGTTCTCTGGACATCATTAAAAATAAGCCCACCAAAAAGTGGGCTTTTTTGTTGCAAAACCAAAAAATTATTAGTATATTTGTAAAAATGAATAAGTACGAGAGATTAAAGAAGGAACTGGAAGAAGTTGGAACTGGAAAAATGAAGGCTTTTGGCACATCAATGATGCCAATTATCAAGAGTGGTTCGCTGCTTACTTTTGTCAAAAAAGAAACTTATGAGATTGGTGATATTGTCTTCTGCAAAGTAAAAGGAAGTTATATTGATTTTTAAAATATTTTAGGTTAAAGGTAACTTTATTGATGTTGTACTATATTTATATTTAAAAGAAATATATGATAATATACAAGACAACAAACCTATTAAATGGTAAATACTATGTAGGTAAAGATGAAAAAAACAACCCTAATTATTTAGGTTCTGGTTTACATTTAAAAAGAGCAATAACAAAATATGGTATTGAAAATTTTAATAAAGAAACACTTGAAACTTGTAAAACAAGAGATGAACTTAATAAAAAAGAAAAATATTGGATTGAGACGTTATCAGCGACAACATTAGGTTATAACATAGCTGAAGGTGGTACTGGTGGTAAAACAACACCTGTTGTCCATAATAAAGGTAAAACATATGAAGAACTATACGGTGTTGAAAAAGCTAAAGAGTTAAAAGAGAAAAAAAGGTTGGCCAATTTGGGTAAAAAATTAAGTTCTGAAACTAAGAAAAAGATTAGTAAAGGTAATACTGGTAAAAAAATTAGTGAAAAAACAAAAGAAAAGCAATCGTTTGCTCAAAAAGGTAAAAAACACAGTGAAGAAACTAAAGAGAAGTTAAGTTTAATTGTAAAAGAATATTTTAGTGATAAAAGTAATAGAGACAATTTAAGTAAAAAACACAAAGGTAAGAAACTTAGCGAACAAACTAAGAAAAAAATTAGCGAGTCTGTTAAAAAATATAAAGCAAGTGGTAAAAATTATTAAGATTACAAAAACAGACACAAACAAAGGTTACATGATAGCCAACAACAAAGGTTATGAGAATGGATGGACAAAAACCGTTTATGGACATGTAACCGAAATAAATGGAGAGAAACATGATTAAAATAAACGAAATATTAGAAGGTAGATTAAGCATGAACGCTAGTGGTTCAGCTTATTTGGTTAGCAACGATTTACCCAAGGACATTTACATTAGCAAAAACCACACAAACAAAGCACTACACCTAGATACCGTTAAGGTTAGAGTGATTGAAGGGAATGGCCGTTCAATTGAAGGTGAAGTAATTGAAATCGTAGAACGATTTAGAACTGATTTCGTTGGTACTATTCAAGTATCACCACGATATGCTTTCTTCGTTCCAGATAGCAACAAGTTACCAATTGACTTCTTCATCCCATTGGCCAAATCCATGGATGCCAAAGATGGTCAAAAAGTTGTGGCNCGTTTGGTTGAATGGAAAGACGATGCCAAGAATCCTAACGGTGAAATCATCCGTGTTATAGGTGATGCTGGAGAGCATGAAACAGAAATACACTCCATACTTGAAGAGTATGGTTTACCATATGACTTTGATGCTGATGTAATAGCTGAATCAGAAGCCATTTCAGAAATCATCCCACAATCAGAGATTGACAAACGTAGAGATATGCGTAATATACTTACATTCACCATTGACCCAGCGGATGCCAAAGACTTTGACGATGCATTGAGTGTTGAATGGATTAACGGTGAGTTATTCGTTGGTGTTCACATTGCCGATGTATCGCATTATTTGCGTCCAGACACTGAATTGGACAAAGAAGCGTATGCTAGAGGTACAAGTGTATATCTAGTGGATAGATGCGTTCCAATGCTTCCAGAAAGGCTTTCTAATGGCTTATGTAGTCTTAGACCACATGAAGATAAACTTTGCTTNTCAGTGGTGTTTAAAATGGACCATAATGGTAAGGTACTTGAAAAATGGTATGGCAGAACAATAATCAACTCGAATAGACGTTATACGTATGAGGAAGCACAGCAAATAATTGAAAGTCCTTTGAAACACGTTGAAGATGACGGTGAAGATGTTCAGTCATTATTTAACGCAATCAAGACACTTGACAAGATTGCCAAGAAGATGCGTAAGGTTCGTTTATCGAAGGGGTCTATCTCTTTTGATAAGCAAGAGGTTAGTTTCAAGTTGGATGAAAAGAACAAACCTGTTGATATCATATTCAAAGTTGGCAAGGACTCAAATAAATTGATTGAAGAATACATGTTATTGGCAAACAGACATGTGGCTCATTTCCTAAATTCAAAAGGAATACCAAGTGTTAATCGTGCACACGATAAACCCAATGAAGAAAAGTTGAACAACTTGAAAGGGTTTATCAAGCAATTTGGTTATGAAATTAAGACTCAAAATCCAGTTGAAATAACCAAGACGCTTAATAAGCTGCGTGAAGATGTGAAGGGCAAGCCAGAAGAAAACATGATTAATAATCTTGTTGTTCGTACCATGCAAAAAGCGGATTACAGAACCAAGAACATTGGTCACTATGGTTTAGGTTTCAAAGACTACACACACTTTACAAGTCCAATTAGACGTTACCCAGATGTGATGATTCACAGGTTGTTGGGTAGAGTATTGGAGGGCAAACCAGCACCTAAGTTGGAGAAGCTGGAAGCGAAGTGTGTTTATTTATCAGAAAGAGAAAAGAAAGCACAAAAAGCTGAACAACAATCAATCAAGTATATGCAATGCTTATATTTGGAAAATAAAATAGGGTGTGTGTATAAAGGTTTGGTCACTTCAATCACAGATTTTGGTATGTTTGTAAACATACCAGAAAACGGTTGTGATTGTATGGTAAAATTAACTAATATTAAAAGTGTTTGGAATTCGGATGTTAATAATTATTTAATTATTGAAAATAATAGTAATGAAAAAATTAAATTGGGTGATGAAGTTAAAATAGTAATTTCAAAAGTTGATGTTGAGAAAAAAATAATAGATGCAATGTTGATTAGATTATGACAGACGAAAAATTAATTACTGATTTCTTGAACAAAGAATATGTTTTAATTATTGACGAGATAGAAGGTGCGAGAGTGAACTACCCACCCACAGCAAAGCTGATGGGATGGGCTTCGTGGGTCATAGACTCGCCTAATGGCAACGCCTTACCACGTTTTTGTTTTATATCCGACTCAATTCCTGAACCAGATAGTATTTTTAAACCTTGTTTTTTAATATTTATGCCTGCGTTAAAATCTCTGTCGTGTTTTGTACCACAACTAACACAAGTCCATTCTCTATCTTTTAGAGTTAAGTCCTGATTTATGTAATTACAAACATTACAGGTTTTACTACTTGGGAAGAATCTGTCAATCTTTACGAGTACTTTGTCATTCCAATTAGCTTTATATTCAAGCATAGTGTAAAAAGTACCCAACGAAACATCAGAAAAGGCTTGTGCTAATTTATGATTCTTCATCATATTTTTCGCAGCCAAATCTTCAATACAAATTACATCGTGGTTTTTGATGATTTCTGTACTAACTTTATGCAAGTAGTCTTTTCTGCTATTGGTTACTTTTTCGTGTACTGTTGCAAGTTTCGATTTTTGTTTTAATCTGGAATTGCTTCCTTTTACTTTTTTAGATAATTGTCTTTGGTTATATTTTAACTTCTTTAAATTGGTTTTAAGTGTCTTAATGTTTTCGTACACCTTACCATCTGAAAGTATTGCCAAATTTTTTATTCCTGTATCAATACCAACTTTTGAATTTGTTTTTTCAAATGGAATATACTCAACTTCGCAAGTAATGCTTGCATAATATTTTCCTGTTGTTGATTTTGATATTGTTGCAAAAAGAAGTTTACCTTCAATTTCTCTATGAATATTTATATCAATTCCTTTCTTAAATTTTGGTATCCACAACTTACCTTCTTCAATCGTTACAAATTGAGGTACTGTAAAACTTTGTTTATCGTACTTACTTTTAAATCTTGGAAACTTGGTTTGTTTTCTAAAAAATTTATTGTATGCAGTATCTAAATTTCTAAGCGATGATTGCAAACTTTGACTATTAATTTCTTTCAACCAAACAAACTCTTCTTCTTTTTTAAGTTTTGTAAGGTCATTTGCATTATCGTAATAGTTAAGTGATTTCTTTTCTTCGAGGTACGTTTCCTTTCTGCTGTTCAAATAGCGATTAAACACAAATCTACAAGCCCCAAAATGTTTGTAAAGTAGTTCAATCTGCTCTTTGTCGGGAGCAATTCTAAACTTATATGACTTATGTATTAACTTCATTCTATTATTAAATAGTCTAAACTTTTGTAAAAGTACAATATTTTTTACAAATACGCAATTTTTTTGTAAATATTTCCATCGAGTTTGAGAAACATTCACAAAAAAATCGCTCCATTATGTCTAAAAAATCACAGTACATCACAACAAATCGTTCAAAACATTATTTAAAATGTCATTTAATTCTCGTTACTAAGTATCGCAAAAATATATTAGTTGGTCAGTTAAATGATGATTTAAAAAACATTTTTCAATCTATTACAGATAGTTCAGATTTTGAAATTGAGGTAATGGAAACTGACCAAAATCACATTCATTTTCTTATTCGCTACATTCCTCGTTTATCCATATCTCAAATGGTTCGTAGGCTTAAACAAGAATCCACTCGTCAAATTTGGTTATTACACCCAACGTTGCTTCGTCAAAAGTATTGGTATCAGAAAATTTTTTGGAGTGATGGATATTTTGTTTGTTCTATTGGTGAAGCATCACCAGATACTATTCGTGA